ATACCAGCTTGATAAAAATCCCGATAGTTTTGCACCAATGGGACCTCATACGTTCCATCAGAATTCTTGGCGAGAATGTAATCCGTCTTGGGTACATTCGGGTAGTTAAGGTAAAACGTTTCAAAGTTGCTTCGGCTCACCGCTCAATCTCCTGAAGTATTGCTTCTGCATCAGCTTCCGATGCCAATCTAATTACGGAACTCATCAACCTTTGTTCTTTCCTGGCGCGGGACTTGCAAATCTCCGCAGCGTGGCGAAGTGCTGCGTTCCAAATATCCTCCGCAAAGAAATGCGATCCTTCTCCGCCACCTTTGTATTCAGTTCTGAACTTCTCAAATGCTGTACTCATGATCAATCTACCTCCAGCATGATGGGCGGTTCTAGTCTTTGGATTGCGCGAGGAGGTATTTCTCCTTCCTTACAGAAAAACGAACGCCTAAGTTCATCTCCACTGTACGTCTTAACAACCCACTCCCAATGCGGCACCTTCTTCTTAGGCTGGACTGGTGCGACGCGGTAGTCATACTCACTGAAATTCCAACAAGGGTCATCAGAGGTCATCCATACTTTGTATCCTGTTGAATTTCTCTTGAATTGGATCACCTTACCATCGACTACCGCTTGTACTACTGCTAGGATTTCCTGATTGGTCATTGTCATTTCTTCTCTCCTTCCACGGAACAAAGTTTAACTATTACAACCTCATGGGTTTTGGCACAATCTTTACAGATACAAGCCATATCGCCACAGTGGTCTAGACTCACACACCTACCTCTGACGCATTCATTTTTGTCCTCGTTGTAATCCCAATTTAAGTTTGAGTCGTAGAAACACTTATTCCCACATAAGTCACAAAGGTAATAGTCTGCCCCAGCCATCACACACCACCTTTCTTGAGAGCGCGGATTTCCCTGCTTGCTGAACTTCCGACTTCCCGAGCATCGCATGGCATACCTAACATTTTTGTGTGATAGTCCATTACGGTTATCCAAGCAGTAACGGCGCATTCCTCGATCACGCTGTTTCGATACTCGGAACCTAGACTACCTGCTTCCTTCGCAATCCTCAATGCATCTTCAATCGTAAATGGTGTCATTTTCTCATATCCCCCAGAATCCGTATTTTGGTGTTTTATTTGGTGGGATAGACAGTAGGACTGCTTTTTGAACTTCCCTGTTTCTCATTACATTTTCAGTTCCAGCCTTTGGCCTCGCCTTCTTTCTTTCTTTTTTAATCCGAGGTTTCTCTGCATCGGGTTTATTTCCTGATCCTTTAATTGCGTAGAATATTTCATAGTTCCCTCTGCATTTTGAGTATCTTGCAATCCGAAGAACTCCTCTTTTATAAAGCTGGAGCAGTAGGGATGATGCGTATTTTGGGTGGCAATTCAAATGCATGGCCGCTGTGTTTCTGGAGAGAATGCATTTGTTTTCCAGCTTTTCGATTAGCCTTGCTTCGATGTTTTTATCTGTCATTTTGTTTTCCTTTATGTTTCCTTTTTAGTCTCTCAGTGACCTGCAAGAAATTCAGTTTCTTCCTCTGGACTCAGCATGTCATTCTCAAACATGTATGTTCTTGCAAGTTTGATTATATCTTCACCTAGCACTGCTGCATTTCCCATGAATCTTTGATACAGTAGGTAAGCTGCTTCTCTTTTTTGCGCCGGTGTTTCTGAGTTTGAGATTGAAAGTTCAAGTTTCTCTGCTATGGAAAGTTTAGAAGTCTGAGCCACGAATCCAGGCTGTGTTATTCCGCACTCTGCTTTTTTAAGAAAGATTCTTAGCTTTCTTTTCAGAGATTCATTCCCTTGTGTTTGATCCAGCATGTCTAAGATTTCGGTGATCTCTGATTCTGATAATGATGGTCTAAATTTAGCTTCCATTGGTTTGATTTCCTTCCTTTTGTTTCCGTTTTATAACTGACTTAGACAGAGGCCCTGAATCTCTTGTGAAAATCCAGGGCCGCTTACTAAGGATTCTCCTGGTAAGGAAAATCTTTTAGACCTGGATCAGATACTGACTTTGGTGATGCCAGTATAAGTATTCTTAGTCTTCTTATCTGTGCGCACTTTACAAGTTACTTCGACTTCCATGCCGTTGGATTGATCCATCGCGTCGGAAATCTTAGATGCTCCCAGATGCTGCGCGATGGGCTTGATTACAGCTTTGAAACTTCCCTGTCCGAACTCATTGTCCATCATGAATAGAACACTGGATTCTGCACCCACTGAGAGAGGAGTATCTTTGCCGGGATCAGCAAGTTCGACAGTCTCGACTGCTGTCATCTTCAGTTCAACACACGGATGGGAATTAACTTCCTTGCGCTCCCATTTGATTACTACTCGATGCACACCATTTGGAAATACTGTGAATTCCGGCATGTCTGCCAGATCATCGATATTAACATCCAGCAAGCTGTCGAGGTCTTGGTTTGAATTTGATTCGCTCATTTTATTTCTTTCCTTTTGATTTGATTTTGAGTTGATTGGTTTTGTTTTGATCACTTACATACATTCAGTCTATTCTATTGAAAATCCGTCTGGTATCCTCCTTTCCTTATCCCTCAGTTTTATGTCATCTACTACGAGCTGAGTATATCCAATGATGTCTACCCACGAATCTAGGTAATAAGGATCACCATTGAGAATGCGGCCGATTTTATGGGCTACCATTTCTAGGCATTCTTTCTGTGCTGGATTGAGATCGTTCCATCTCTTGGTATTCTTCATTGCTATCTTGATTGATTGAGTTATCAATGCATGCATGTCGAAAGATCCGTACTTGGAGCCGCGAGCTTCTAGGATTTCTTTGATTTCTGATTGGCTATCTGTACTCATGATTTCAGTTTCCTTTCCTAAATGAACTTAATGAATTCAATGCAATTTGTCCTGCGCTCTTTGCGGCTGGCTCTGCCGGTCTCAGAAATATATCCAACAGCGATGGATTGGTCTGAGATTCCAATACAATGTCAGTACGGCTGCCAGTCAGGATGTTATTACTGAAAGCTGTGCTGCTTGCAGCATTGTGTTTCTTATTCTTTACTTCACAATACACAACATGGTCGAAATATTTCGCGGTGTTGCGTGATGATTTGGAGGAACCGTAAGTTCGAACAATCTTATTTCTTCTATCTTCCATCTTTACTTCTTGCTCATGGCTGAAGCAAAAAATATTATATGTAGCTACTTGAACCTGACTTAGAAACTTTTCCACTAATGCTTGCAAGTTTCCCCAATCATCGAATTGCATTTTATAATCATCAGGTTGATTTTTAGTAATGAAAGCAATTCCTGAATTGGTGAATTGAGTTAGTGAGTCTATCACTACAATGGTATCTGAGGAAATCTGAGCAAGATGGACTTCGACTTCTGGAGCTGCATCCTTTTTACAAATCGGGCAAGCAACTTTTCCGTGTCGTTCGCAGATAGAAATCTTATTTCCTGTGATAACCTTGAGCATCGTCTCAAGCGCAATCGGGAAAACTTTGCTGTCTGGAATGGAAATAATTTCAATCCTTTCCTTCTGAGATTCTGGTAGCTTAAGTAATGTGGCATAGCCATTCTCCAAATCGAACCACAAGAGATTAAAATGTTTTGAAAGCTCACCTGCTAGCTGTGTCTTTCCTGTCTTGGGAGCACCGTATATGAGAACACGATGGGTTGATGATGCTTGTTTCTGTGAGAGTTTCATTTTGGTTCTTCCTTACTTGAATGAATATAAGTACAAGTTAATTCCTTTGTTTTGGTGTTATAGGATGATGAAAGAAGATTCCTGGGGCCTGATTGTGGCGGGCATTCTTTCTCAGATTTCTGGCGCCCTTGATCCATTGCATATAATAAACTTAGTAAAACTAAGCCAGCTGCGATGAGGCACCCGAAAAATATCGTGAAGAATTTATTGTCTGAAGGTTCCATTTTATGCTCTTATGATTTAAGATTTAGAAAGCTGGGTTTGAATTAAGTCTTGAATTGACAGATTGATTTGGAATTCCTTTGCATTCTTGGTTTCTATTTCTTCCTTTCCTTTCTCATCTAGTGGAACTGTGAGTTTGTCCAGCGGCAATGTGCAGATTCCCAGATACTCACACTCTCGGTAGAAATCGTAGCATGATTCACCGTGCATTGGATAGACTGAAGCACCCTCGTACATTTTGATGCTTTCTATATCCAGGAGAATCTCTCGTATCCATAATGCTCTTGCAAGATAATCTTTGCTGAAATCCATTACCTCATATTCTGTTGATTTAGTTTTATAAATCAGATACTTTACTGTATAAGCTGACAGAGATGGAAAGAGAGCATCAAGTACGATGGAATATCCTATTGCTTGTGCGCTATTCTTGTAAGATGCAGCGGAAAGATTAGTTGCTGAAGTTGTCTTTACTTCAAGAACCATCACTTCTTTAGAATCTGGATGGCAGAGAACTGCATCTACGAATCCCTTGTATGTGAATCCATCTGGGAAATTCACAATGAAGGATAGTTCAGTGGCTGGGAGATTATCGGTTCCGATTCGATACAAAATCCATCCATCTAGGAATTTATTCTGCAACAGATGGTGAAACTTCTGGACTGCATTGATACCTAGCCAGAAAGATTTATTCTGTTTAGTATTATCTGCCAGTAAGTCAGGTTCCCATTTGAGAAAGCAAGCCCAGATTGCTTGCTGTAAATTGTTATGAGTTAGCAGTTCTTGAATTCCTAAGCCAACTATGTGTCCGAAAGCAAAAGTGACTGAACTTGGCAGATCATCTTCGTCAGTTTGCTGAGAGTTTAATCGATAAAGTTGATATTTCTTGGGGCATTTATGCATCACTAATCTACTTGAATAACTAAGCTGCTTCAGTCTGGTATCCATGATTTGGTTTTGCTTTCT